GGCCGGCACGTTCCGCCAGATACACACCCGCATTTGGGACGACCCCTGGTTCCGGGAACCTGTGGTCTGAGTTGGTGATTGCGGATTTCACCGGCGTTATCGGCTTGCTTCCGCAGTATGCGGATACACCGAACGCAAAGTGGTTTGTCCACAAGACGTTCTGGGCGCAAGTCATGGAAAAGGCATTGAACGCCGCCGGCGGGAACACTGTGCAAATCTTGGAAGGCGCACCGCGCAAGGCGTTCCTCGGCTACGAAGTCGTCATTTCGCAGCAAATGCCCAAGATCGAAGGCAACTCGCAGGTATGTGCGTTGCTTGGCGATTTGGCATTGGCGGCGGACTTCGGCGATCGGCGAGTAACGACTGTTTCGTTTAGTGAGCACGCCACAATCGGATCGCTCAATACGTTTGCCGCTGATTGCATGGCGGTACGCGGTACAGAGCGGTTCGATATCAACGTGCACGACGTGGGTAATCAGAGTGCAACCGCCGCTTCGCGGGTGCAAGGTCCGATCGTCGGTCTCATCACCGCCGCGTCGTAAGGAGAAAATGAATGATAGCAACGATGAATGAGAAAGACTTTCAGTTGATTGCCGCCCGTGCGCAGACGAACACCGCGACGGCGTCAGCTAGTTTCGACACGCTCGGTGCCGACTGGGCGACGATTATCCTCAATTTCGGGGCGCGGCTCAATACCAACGCGGTAGCGCCGACGATCTCGCTTTTGGAATCGGATGATACGGTCGTTACGAATCATGTGACGATCGTTGCGAACCGCACTGAGAGCTTGGCGACGGCGCATTTGCTGCGTTACGAGGTCGATTTGCGGGCGCGGAAGCGATACCTGCGGTTGACGGTGACAACGGCCACGGCGACGAATGACGATATCACGCATTCGGCGACGGGCACATTGTCGCGTCTGGAGAATAGCCCAGACAGTACGACGGATATGGTCAATTCGACCAATGACGCTGTGGTGTCTGTGCTGACGTAATGGCGCATGACCTGACTATTCTGGACGACCGGGCGTCGTGGCTATCGGGCCGCTCAGCCGATGTGACTTCACAGTTCGGCGAGGACGGCTTGATTGCCGCGGCGCTCGGTCAGTTCGGAGCGGTGAACCGCTGGTGTTTTGAGGTTGGTGCCAATGACGGGCTGTTCTATTCCAACACGAAGGCCCTACGCGATGACGGCTGGGACTCGGTACTGATTGAGGCTGGTGAGGAGCATTACCAAAAGCTGATTCGATTCGCCGACGACCATACGCGGTGCGTGCATGAGATGATTGGCCCGCAGTCCTTGGACATCATTCTCGCCGACTGCGGTGCGCCGGTTGATTTGGATTTCGGGTGCATCGACATCGATGCCCAGGACTATTGGGTTTGGGACGGCATGAAGTTGTTTCGTCCGCGTCTCATGCTCGTCGAGTACGAACATGCCGACGTGCAATATATTCCTGATTTCGGTTCGCCGACGGGACAAGCGACGCTGGACCCGATTGTGAAGCTCGGCAGGCACAAGGGATACGACGCCTTGGCCCACACTTACTGCAATGTTCTTTTTGCGCGGAATGATTTATGGCAGACGTAACCGACGGGCAGGCTTCGATAGTTGATACGACAAATCGCTTCGCGCGCGCGGCCGAGCCGGTCAAGCTGGACCTTGGTAGCGGCATGAGGGCCATACCGGGCTTCATTCCCATAGACCGCAAGCTGGGCAAGGAAGCCTATCCCCTGACCGACTATGCGGCCAATTCCGTCGACGAGATTCACGCCTCACACATTCTTGAGCATTTCAGTTACGGTGACGTGGTAAAGGCTCTTGAAGATTGGGTTCGCGTACTGAAGCCGGGCGGTCGTATGCGAATCGCCGTACCAGACTTGAACAAGGTCACAAAAGACACGCCGATCACGGGTGACGCCACGTGGCGATTCTACCTCATGGGCGGGCAGACGAACGGCGACGATTTCCACCGTTCGGCATTCACCGAGGAATTGCTGCGGCACTACATGGTGACGGCAGGCTTGAATCGTATTGAGCGATGGGAAGCCCCCGCAGGGAGCACGGCGGCGTTGCCGCTGAGTCTCAATCTTCAAGGATTCAAGGAAGCGGAAACGAACGGCAAGGTTCACGTCGATGTTGTGGCTGGCAACGGCAAGGCGGTTTCGCGCGAAGATCCCACGAAAATCAAAATTGCCGCAGTGACTTCGATTCCCCGCGTCGGATGGAATGACGCCTGGGGCGTGATGTTCGATGCCTTGCGTCATTTCGGAATCCCCTTACGTCGGTTCACCGGCGTGTATTGGGGCCAGTGTATGCAGCGGTTGTTTAACGATTGCGTAAACGACGGCCTCGATTGGATACTCACGATCGACTACGACACCATGTTCACCGCTGAAGATTTGGACCGCTTGATGGGTTGGTTCGGGCGTACGCCGGAAGCCGATGCAATGGCGGCTCTGCAATCTCGCCGTCAGCATGGTACGCCGCTACTAACGATCAAGGGTGCTACCGAAAAGCAAGTTACCGATGCTCCGTTTGAAGTTACGACGGCTCACTTCGGACTGACCCTGATTCGCGTTGATGCGTTGAAGCAGATTCCGAAGCCGTGGTTTTGGTCGAAGCCGGATGACAATGGCGAGTGGGGCGACGATCGCACGGACGACGATATTTGGTTTTGGCGGCAATGGGGTGCTGCGGGCAAGAAGGTTTTCGTCGCTCCTGATGTAAATGTCGGGCACCTCGAAATCATGGTGACGGATTTTAAGACGAGTGTTGAGCCGGTGAAGATGACGGCTGCTGAATGGCTGGAGGGCCGCAAGAAGGAAAGGTTTTGGAAAACATGAGAATCATTTTTTTGCAGGACTGGCGATGCTACCGCAAGGGCCAGACGATTGATCCAGTTGCGGTCGGGCTCGGCAGAGGCCCGGTGGTCGAATTGGTGAATCAAAAGATCGTCGCTTACGAAACTGAATCGAAGGCGGGCTATCAGACGATGACGATGGAACCGGTCCAGGTGATGACGAAGCGTCGTGGTCGTCCGCCGGGCGCGAAGAATAAATCGAAGGCACTGTAATGAGTTACGTTGCGGAACATTCTGCACTGACACAAACGGTAGCGCCGACGATTGACCCTGTGTCGCTTGCCGACTTGAAGGTTCATTGCCGCGTAGACCACACCGATGACGACGCCTATTTGCTTGGTCTGATTGCCGTTGCTACGAATACCTGTGAGAGCTTTACCGGACGGCAGCTAATCAACGCGACGTACACCCTCAAGCTCGATGGTTTTCCCTGTGACGATAAAATCGAATTGCCGAAGCCGCCGTTGTCTAGTGTTACGTCGATCACCTATATCGACACGGCGGGCACTTCGCAGACGGTGACGGCGGCGGATTACCAGGTTGACGTGGCGTCGATTGTAGGGCGCGTGATGCCCGCCTACAACGCCTACTGGCCCGCGACTCGCCACGGCCAATACAACGTCGTGACAGTGATGTTCGTGGCGGGCTACGGTGCCACGGCGGCGACCGTGCCGATTCGACTTCGGCAAGGGATCAAGGCGTTCGCGGCGACGATGTACGAGCATCGTGAGATCGTTGTGATCGGTACGATCAAAACGGAGATACCCGAAGTCTACCGGGCCTTGTGGTATCCGTTGAAGTTGGTGCAAGCGTGAGCGTGGCGGTCAAAGCCGGTCGAATGCGCCATACGGTTCGCGTGCAGCGTGCGAGCGAGGTACGCGGTACGAGCGGTATGGTGACGTTTACGTGGGCGGATTTAGAGCCGCTTTGGCGGGCCACAATCGAACCGATGACGTTGCGAGGACAAGAAAAACTCGTCGGCAATCAAAAACTTCAAGAGGTGACGCACGTTGTCACGACGCGATACCTCCGGGGATTGTTGGCGAAGGATCGTATTCTGTGGAATGACCGGGGAGCCGATCGGACGTTGGAAATCCTGTCTGTGGCCGACATCGACGAAAACCATTGGAAGCACGAATTGCTCTGTAAGGAGGTTGCCTAATGGCAATCACACAATGCGAGTTTGATTTCAAACTTAAGGTGACGGAAACGATCGCGCTCGGTTTGGACGGCGTGACCGATCAGCCGTTCACGGCGCAGATCGACACGACCAATTCGTCCGGCACAAAAACCCCGACGACTTCGGTGCCTTGCACGCAGCGGTGGGAGGATACGGTATCGTTGGCGGCTGGAACGGTGACGATCGACTTGACGGCGCTTACGAGTGGCAACTTGCCTACGAAAGACCTCACGGGACTTACCGTGCAGTTCATCAAGGTCCGCAATCCTTTCACGAACGCGAACAACATCACCGTCGCCGATGGCGCTGCGAATGGTTATCTGATTTTCGGCGACGCGAGCGGACAGGTGACGATCCCGCCCGGCATGACGATTTTATTTGGTGCAGTTGCAACCGAGGGCTTGGCGGCGGTGAGTGCCACGGTGAAAAACATCACCGTGACCGGCACTGGCACCCAGACGTTCGATATTCAGATTGTGGCAGGGTAGGTATGGCGGGTTTGATCGGTGCAATCAGTTTATCAGGCGATAAGCAGCTTCTAGGCAAGCTGAAACGGATTAGCGAGTATGCCGAGAATAAACTGGCTCGTCAGGGGTTGGTGTTGGCGGCTGCGCCGATCATCAAAGCGGCCAAGGCGAACATTGCAACAAAGGGGGCATCAAGAAACCGCAAGGGAGAATTTCGAGCATCTGGCAAACCCGTAAGCGATACGGGGAATTTGCGTAAGTCGATCGGTTGGCGGTTGAAGACATACAGGCGTAGCGGGGTCATTGTGCTCGTCCTCGGTCCTCGTTGGCCGTTGGGTGCTCATGGGCACCTGATCGAATTCGGTACGAAGCTGCGTACTACGCAAACCGGAGCATCACGCGGAGTAGGTCCGGCCCTTCCGTTCTTACGTCCTGCGTGGGATGCAAACATAGGAAAAGCGAAGTCGATTCTTCAGGAAGTTGCCCGGCTTGGCATCTTGAAAACGGCGCAATCAAAATGATCGAATCCGCCCTATACGATTTGCTCGGTAGCGATACTGCGGTATCGGCGATCGTCGGTGCGCGGATTTTCCCGTTGGTTGCCCCGCAAGATACGCCGGGTTCACACGTTGCCTACCAGCGAATCAGCGGCGTGCGCGATATGCCGTTGAATGGCCCAAACGGTTTCGTCGTTGCTCGGTATCAGGTGAACGCCTTTGCTCCCAACGCAGAACTTTCGTGGACGCTCAGTGACGCAATACGGCATCGGCTCGACGGATTCATGGGCGACAGAGCGGGGCACCATATTCAGCGCATCTGGGCAGACGGCGACGCTCATTTTTATGAATACGAAACCGACGGCGAGGCTTTGATTTGCCAAGTCATTCAGGACTACCGAATTGCCTATGGTGAGTCGTTTATAGAACTCGACGAACTGACGCCTGGTGGAACTCCGATCACTCCGGCGACCGTGACGTTCCTATTGACCAAAGACGCTTTCATTCGGGATACGTCGCCAACGACCAATTTCGGGAACAACGAAAACCTCAAGATCGGGGTCGGTGTGAATACGCCGGGGACGGTGGACCGTCCCGTTTTGCACTTTGATCTAAGTCAACCGAGCGTCGAGGGCACGACAATTCCATCGGGCGCGACCATGACGGCGGCCAGTATTGCGTTCACCACGCTAAATCCGACGGTCGGTGGCGCGGCAAAGGCACGTCGGTTGACACAAGCAGCTTGGGTTGAGCTTCAAGCAACGTGGAATAACTATGCGACCGGAACGCCGTGGACTACGGCGGGCGGCGATTACACGGTGACCGGCGAAGTTGATTGGTCTCTGCCGACCGGATCAGGGGCGTTTACGCTTAGCGGCCTCGCGGCGCTCTGCCAGGATGCGCTGAGTAATCGGGCTTCGCAGTTGCATCTTTTGCTGATGAACGTCGATGAGGCGACGGACGGTCGCAATGCGACGTTCCGAGATTCAGAATATGGCCCGATTCCGAGTCAGCGACCTTTGCTTACGGTGTCTTACGAATGATCGAAGCGGCGATATACGAACTGTTGCATGGCGATACGGCGGTCGCGGCCATTGTGGGCGATCGTATCTATCCGCTCGTGGCACCGCAGCGAAAGGCGCTCGCTTATCCGAACGTGCCGAAAACATACGTCACCTACGAACGAACGGGCGGTACGCGAAACATGCCACTGAACGGCGTGAATGGTTTTGTGGTGGCCGTCTATCGGATCATGGGATTCGCTTACAACTACGAACTGGCGAAGACGCTCGGCGAGTCGATTCGATTGAAGCTCGACGGCTATCGCGGTTCCGCGGGCGGGCATCCGATACAGCGGATTTGGTGCGATAACGACATTGACGGCTATGAGTACGAAACGGACGCCACGGAAACGGCGGTTTTTCAGGTGGTTCAGGATTACCGCATTGCATATGCGGAATCCGTAGCGGCTTAGGAGAATAAAATGGTAAACACACGACCGAGGATTGGTGGTAGTGGCGCACTGTTGAAGATGAGTGCGGTGATTGGAACGTCCGTCGATACGGCGATCTCCAATTATACAACGGTCGGCGAAGTGCTTTCGATTTCGCCGAACTTGGAATGCGCCGAGGTGGACATCACCAGCTTGAACAGCGGCACCGTCCGCGAGTTCATACCGGGTCACTTGGCGGCAACGCTATCGGCGACGATGCACCTGTTCCAGTCTACATCGGCGACCTCTGTAGCGAACGACTCGCTCGACTTGATGGACGTGTATCAGGGGCGGCAGCATCGCGGGTGGGCGATCGTTATTCCGCTGCAAGACTCGTCGCAGATTACCGCAGTGGACGAAACCCAGAACTGGATTTTTCCTGGCTTCATCACCGGCTATTCGGCGAGCATCGACAACGGCGACAATGCGATGACGGCAGAATTGGGTATTCGCGTTTCGGATAGCACGATCATTGACTCGACGCCGAGTTAAGGAGCGACAATGGATTTGCGGAATGAGTTGCTTGCGGTCAACGACTGTAAGTGCGAGAAGTTGGACATTCCCGAATGGGGGCATGTCGGCACGACGCAACTGTACGCGCGCGGGCTTACGCTAGACGAACGCACGGCGATTGCTAACGAAGCCAACAACGCCAACGGCGTATCTGAGGCTACGAAGAACAACATCCTCACGCGGCGACTTGTGCTCTATGGGGTATGCAATGCGGAAGGCCAGCGCGTGTTCGCGGATGAAGATTTCGAGTTGCTCGGTCGTAAAAACGCGAACGTACTTGACCGGATCGGGTTGAAGGTTTCGGCCCTGAGTAAGCTCGGTGCCGACGACGTTAAGGAATTGGAAAAAAACTCCGAAGCGACCCCGACCGAAAGTTCCGGTTCAAACTAGCATTGCGTCTGGGTCGCACGATTCGGCAACTGGAACGTGAGTTATCGTCGGCGGAGTTTTCGGAATGGCAAGCGTATTACAACCTCGACCCGTTCGACGACCAGCGAGAAGATTTGCGCTTTGCAATGCTTGCGTCGATGATTGCCGCGTTAGGCGGCGTCAAGCGTCCGAAGTTCAAGGATTACATGCTGTTCCCCGAACGATCCGCGCCGAAGGTGCAGACTCGTTCGCAGATTTTAGATGTCGCCAAGAAGGTGACGGGGTGGTTCCGTGGCAACAATAGGAACGCTTAACGCAAAGATCATCCTCAACAACAAGCAATGGCAAACCGCCATGACGCAGACGATTCTATCCATCCATCGTCTGCGGGATGAGTCGA